CGGAAAGCACGGAAATAACGGTCAGCGCAGGCAAGACGTCAGCGCAGGTCGCCATAGCAGCCGGTAAGTCACGCTATGTGCTGAACGTCCTTCCGGAGGCAGATTTCCCCAGCATGGGCGCTTCTCGTCCGCCGGAAAGTTTTGCCGTCAACGCATCAAAGCTTGGCGAGGCGTTTGGCAAGATCAGCTACGCCATCGAGCGATCCGATAAGACACGATTCTATCTCATGGGCGCATTCCTCACCCTCTCGGCGGAAAACGTTCTTGATGTCGTCGGCTGCGACGGCAAGAGCCTTGCTGTGGTGAAAATGGAGCTGGAGGAGGCGAAGCCCTTTGAGGGGGTGCTTGTGCCGCTCAAATCGGTCGCGACATTCCGCAAGCTTTTCGGGGAACGGAAAGCGCCGTGCATCGTCTCGATCAATGATGTCAAAATCGTCTTCGAGTGTGAAGGCCTGACCTTCACGTCAAAGCTCATTGATGGGCGTTTCCCGGACTACAACCGCATTATCCCGAAAAAGAACGACTGCATTGTGATTGCGGATCGCGCCGCAGTACGGGCTGCGATTTCTCGCACCTGCATTGTGTCATCTGACACATCCCGAGAAGCTTTACGGCTGATTGTTGATGAAGACACAATGCAGCTCCAGTTGCTGACGCGAGAGGGCGAGGATGCCACTGAAAGCGTGAGCATCAAGTATGGCGGCGAGGCATACCAGAAGGGCTATAATGGCTCTTTCCTGACAAACATGCTTGCCAGCATCGCCACGCCTGAATTCCGCATGTACGGCGCGGACCCACAATCTCCAGGCCTATTCACCCCGAACGACGACAGCACGGAAGAGTACGTGCTGATGCCAATGAAGGTGTCGTGATGGTCAGCAGACGCGATGAAATCCGCCGCCGCGTCATGTCCCGCGTCCGCATCGACGATGCAACGGGCTGCTGGCTATGGACCGGGCCGACCTCCGGAAACGCCGGACGTGGCGCTGGCTACCCACGCATGTCGCTGGACGGCCAGACGGTGGCGGTCCACCTCGTCATGTTCACCAACGAACACGGGTACATTCCCGGCAAGAAGCAGGTGGACCACGTCTGCCGCAACCGGCTTTGCGTTCGCCCTCACCCCGATCACCTCCAGCTCGTCACGCCGAAGCGCAACATCCTTCGTCAATGGCAAGCGCGGCGCGCAGCCATGACCTGCGACGAGCCAACCACCCTTTAACTGAAGCTTTAACGGAGAGAACCATGACCACGAAAATCACATCGAGACTGCTGAGCACTGCACCCATCCTGACGACAACCGGCCCCGCGTCGATTGCCATCATGGCCGGCGCGAAGATCACCATCGACAGCATGGAAATCGTCTTTGAGGACGCCGTCAGCCTATCCGTATCAGACCCGCAGCCGGGCATGGACTACGCTGTCCGCGTCCACGCCAGCGGCGAAGCCGAGATCGTGCCGGTTGCCGACACCAATCCGCTGGACGGCGACTACATCGGCGGTTTCCACTTCGCACCAGGCGGCAACGCGACGGCCCGCACAGGTGGCGACACCGTTCCCGCGATCAACCCATATTCCGTCTGGGACATCGATTTCCGCCCCGACGCCATGGACCCGCGCAGCATGGCGCTGATCGAAGGCGCGCATGGCCGCCGCTTCTGGATGGACATCTATCTGCTTGGCGTCGAGCACGAGAAGAACGGCACCAGCCGGTACGGGGTGAAGATTGCCGATGGTCGGTCGCCGGCTAAGCTGGACTATTACGACGCCGTCAACATTCTTGCGGGTCATGGCAAGCGCCTGCCGACCTACGAACAGTTCATCAGCGCCGCTTTCGGCGTGACCGAGAAGTCCGCTACTGCCCGCGATCCCGATATCACCGGCCTCGATGCTGCGCGCACCAGCCACTACGGCCTGATGCAGGCGACCGGAAACCTGTGGGTCTGGGGCACAGACGGCGATCCGGACGACCCGCGCCCGTCCGTCTTTGGCGGCTCGTGGATCGACGGCTCGGATGCCGGGTCCCGGTACGCGAGCCTCGTCAGCTGGGCCGGGCTCTCGGACGTGCTCCTGTCGGCCCGGGGCGCCAGCGACCACCTGATTCCTGCCTGATTTGCGCGGAAGCGCAAATCTTCCTCTCAGCGGAAGATTGCCGACAATGGTAAAAGACGAAACCTCCCAAAGCCGCGATCTGGTGATCATCGAGAAATACAGGGTGGCCTTTGCCTACCTGTATGACCGGTTCCAGTCCTTTCCGAAGAGCCATGGCGCTTTGCGGGATGGCATGATCGCGGATGCGCGAGCCATTGTTGGCAGCCTGTATCAGGCCGTGAAAACGAAGCAGTCTTCACGGCTTTACGCGGCGGATGCCGAACTGGCATCGCTGCGGTTCTGGTTGCAATTTGCCGCTGATCGCCGGCTCATCTCGCACCGTCAGCACCAGGTGGCGCTCCGCCATCTGGCCGAGGTTGGCGCGATACTGGGCCAGTGGATCAAGACGACAAAGAGCAGCGGGCGGTAGGGGTATGACTATGGTGCGCCCGTCCATCTTTGGCGGCTCGTGGATCAACGGCTCGAATGCCGGGTCCCGGTACGCGAACCTCGACAACTGGGCCGAGAACTCGAACGAGAACCTGTCGGCCCGGGGCGCCAGCGACGACCCGTTTCCGGCGCGGCGGCGGTTACGGCCCCGCCGGCCACTTTCCACCGGCGCGAAAGCGCAAGGGTGGTCGGCCCTTCCGTCCGGCTTAGGCGAACACATTTCAAGGTCCGGTAAAGCGGGGAGTAGCGGCACATCTGTCGAAACCCGCGACCGGCATTCGCGGGCAAAGCATCCCATGGCAAAGAAACACCGAAACCTGATCGGCCTCATCACCGATGATGCAAACATGCGCGAGGCGCTGCGGCTCACATCGCGGGGCAAGCGCCTCACGCCGGGCTATCTCGAATATAGCGAGTACGCAGCCCTCAACCTGCGCCATCTCGCCGACGCCATGCGCGACGGCAGCTACCGGCCAGGCCGACCGAACGAATTCCGGATCTTCGATCCGAAGGAGCGATTGATTTCCGCCCTTCCCTTTGAAGACCGCGTGGCTCAGCAGGCGCTTTGCACGATCATCGGGCCGATCTTCGAGGCCATGCTGTTGCCGCGCAGCTATGCCAGCCGCCCGGGAAAAGGTACCCATGCCGCCGCCATCGCACTCCAGGCCGACATGCGAAGGCTGGACAGGGACGGCCCGCTCTATGCGCTCAAGACGGATTTCAGCCGTTACTTCTACAGCATAGAGCATGGTGCGCTGTGGCGGCTGATCGAAGCAAAGATTTCCTGCCGTGCCGCAATGAAGCTGATCGAGGCCATGGTGCCGCGTACAGGCATCGGCCTGCCGATTGGCAGCCTGACATCCCAGATCTTCGCGAACATCTATGCGGGCGTTGTGGATCGCCACCTGCAACAGGCCTGCGGCGAACGCTTCTGGTACAGATACATGGACGACATCGTCGTGCTTGGCCGCGATCCGGACCACCTGCGCAAGGTGCGCGTCGAGATCGAGCAGGTATCACGCGAGCGCCTTGGCCTGCGGTTTTCGAAATGGTCAATCCAGCCCATCAGCCGCGGCATTAATTTCGTGGGTTACCGCATCTGGCCGAGCCACAAGCTCTTGCGGCGGGACAGCGTGGTCCGCGCGCGCCGCAAGATAAAAGCCTACCGCGCCGGCGGCGACTTCGACCGGCTTAACCGCTTTCTGGCGGCATGGATCGGCCATGCGAAATGGGCCGATAGCCGGAATTTGCTCAAGAGCCTTGAGGTAGCAAGATGACCAGGCAAACGACCGTAACACATGCCGAACTTGCCAGAATGGCCGAGATCGCCAACGCCAAGGGCGTCATCATCGAAATGACTGTTGGAGCAAAAACGGTACGTGTCAGGCCTGATAGGGTGCTTGACGACCAGTCTGGAGAAGACGAGGTTGAGCGCGCAATTGCAGCGTTCGAGGCGAAGCATGGTCGAGGTTGATCTAAAGCACATCCATAAGGTCACGGCAAAAGGCAGGACATACTATTACGCATGGCGTGGCGGGCCAAGGCTGTCGGGGGAACCTGGCAGCCTTGCCTTTCTTAGGTCTTACAACGAAGCCTTGGAACAGCGACGTATTCCCGATGCCACGAAGTTCCGGGCTCTGGTGACCCTCTATCGTGCCAGTCCCGACTATCTGTCGCTGGCAGCCAGCACAAAGAAAAATTGGGCTCCATGGCTTGATCGCATTGCCGCGCACTTTGGCGAACTACCGATTGCGGTATTTGACAGACCTGATCGCATCAAGCCGAGCATCCGCAAATGGCGCGGTCAATATGCCGACAAGCCGCGCACGGCCGACTACGGCATGCAGGTGCTTTCGCGCGTTCTGTCCTATGCGGTGGACCCGCTGGCAAAGATCTGCACCAACCCCTGCGACGGCATCAAGAAGCTCTACAAGAACGATCGGTCATCGATCATCTGGAGCGATGAGGATATTGCCGCCATTCTCGCCGTGACATCGAAGGAAGTAGGCTATGGCATACGCCTCGCCGCCTTGACCGGATTACGAGCTGGCGACCTGTTTCGCGTGACGTGGAACCACGTCCAGGGCAACGCCATTGTCATGTCGACAGGCAAGAGCCTTCACAAGCGGCAGGCCTTCATCCCGATCTACGATGAACTTCGTGAGCTGCTGGACGAGATCCCGAAACGCGCGGTCACGATCCTGACGAACTCCAGAAAGCGGCCATGGACCAAGGACGGTTTCGGCACGATGTTTGCTGAAGGCAAGCAAAACGCTGGCCTTGCGGACCGCGATCTGCATTTCCACGACCTGCGAGGAACAGCGGCCACAAAGTTCTATATGGCCGGTCTGTCTATCCGTGTGATCGCGGAAATCATGGCATGGGATGAAGACACCGTGGACGCAATTATCCGTCGCTATGTCAGCCGCACAGCCGCAACCGAAGCGGTCATCCAGCAGCTGGCCGAGGCCAAAGCCAGAACGGATGCTGTAAAACTTACTGTAAAACCGTCCGAAAATTGAACGCGGAACATTCCGCGAAAAGCCTTGCACAGCAAGCTGGAGCGGGTAGCGGGAATCGAACCCGCGCGTTCAGCTTGGGAAGCTGACAGGCTACCATTACATCATACCCGCCCGTCGCGTCGGGCGACGCGAAGACTGCCGCACTCTTCGGATAGTTCGCCGGCTCTGTCAAGCACTCACGATGCGCGGAAATGCTTCGAAAGCTTCAGGCCCTGCGCCTGATAGTTGGAACCGAGGCCTGAGCCGTAAAGGGCGGCCGGTGGTTCCTGCATGTGTTCGTAGATGAGCCGCCCAACGATCTGGCCATGTTCGAGAATGAAGGGA